GTCAGTCTTTGGTATTACTAGATCCTGGTTCCCCCCCTTTGCATGAGTACTTTCCTGAAGCTCCGGCCTCTTTTCCGCCCTCTTCGTCCTCTCCTACGCCTTCCACGCCTTCGTGCCATGTTTTACCCCCGCTGTGAGCTCATCTTTAATGAGCGGTATTGTCCATTCGATCAGGGTTGTCCCTGCCATCGATACCTTGATGTTTAGGATCTGATCGTCCAGGCGGACCGTAAGGTCTACCCTTGTCAGAATCCATCTTGCGATTTTTTTGATCACCGCACTAACCCCCTTTCCTTGAGTTGTCTGTGAAGCGCCTGTGCTTTCTTGACCTTTTCTAAGGTGTCTGCTCCTATCCTGGCGTTGTTGTATTGTCCCCGTTGCTCGAGCTGTGTTTGTGTTTCTGTGTTCCCTTCCCATGTGTCTCTTTTGATTGATACGTCTTCGATCATTGGCCAGAAGAATCCGATTACCCTGTCTAAGGCTCTCATGAAAGGATCGCTTCCTGCTGTTGTTGGCATATTTTTGTCTTTGTGCCATTGCAGGTTCCACTCTTTTTCCCTTCCCATAACGTCCTGAAGGGCTGTTGTAGCCATTTTCAAGAACCCTTCCTTCTCCCGGTTCGATATTTCCAATCGGGCCAGTCGTGGCCCTAATTCAGCTGTTACAGCGTCAAAGTAGTCTTTTCTGACTTGGTACCCTGAGCTTTCTGCTAGGTTCTTTGCCGTTATCGTTTCATATCCCAATGTCGCGTTCTTCAGCGCGACGTCCAGGCGTTTTTCTTCGATCTGTTCCTCCATCATTGTTCCGGTGTATTTGTTCACGATGTCCTGGCCTTTTTTCTTTGAGTCGGCCAGGTCTGCTTCACTTTTGGCTTTCTTGGAGCTGCTCGCTTGCATCATTTTCCCGATCGGATCGGGATCCGACATCTGCGGCGCCATAGATGTCGGTGCGTTTGCGGCCCCTCCTGCGGCCAGCGTTTTTGATAGCCCTGCCTTTTGTAGGTCTTTTGCGCGGATACTTACCGCGTTTTCTGCGAACTCGCGTTGGTAGCGTTGTTCGCGTTTTTGCATCGCCATATTGGCGAGCCCTATTCCTCCGCTCAGTAGAGCGCCTGCGAATCCGTCCCACATTGGTGGTTTTCTCCTTTGGGCAGTACTCTAACTTGCTCTGAGTACTGCCCATTCGACGTTAGTCGATATTTAGAATGATCTCCGCGGCTCGTCGTCGGAGGTCTTCTCTACCAACATTTTCTTCAGTGCTGCCAGTGTCTGTGGGTCCCACATTTCGATTTGGCTTGGGTTCGGATTCGTCCTGGTTCTCAGGCGTCCCCTCCGGATCAGTAATTCTATCAGCCTGTTCTTGTTCAGCCTGTCTTTCGAGTCCACTGGTGTGCGCCTCCTCTATTGAAGCTGCTAAGCGTGCCCATTCCTCTCTGTCGAGCTGGTTCATGTGAACCGGCGGTTGCAGTTTGTTGAACATTTCGTCGTCTGTCATTTTTCATCTCGCTGCGGGTAAGCAGCTCTCCTGTGTTGTTTCAGGCGTTCGCCCGCGTCTTGGAGTTCTTTGATCTGCTGGGCGAGTGTTCGGTAACCCGCTTTTTCGACTTGGACATCGAAACTTGCGATTTTTGGTTCCGGTGCTTTCCAGCCTTCTTTGAATTCTCCTGTTTTCGTGTCTTTGGTTCCATATGGTCCGTTGATTATCATCCGAGTCCTCCTGGTTTTGCGATGTACGGTAGTGGTCTGATTGCCTGGAGTTGGTTCACGACCTGGCATACGAAGGATTGCTCGTCCTGCACTGCGAAGATCCGTTTCATTGTTGGGTTGCTTGAGTATTCTCCGTCCATTGTCACGAAGTCGCTATCGAGCGCGGGTCTGGATCCGAAGTTTCTGGCCAGGTGCCAGTATGAGAAATCTGGTGTTGATCCGCTTCTCATGTTTCCGGTGACCTTGTTGTGGGAGATTCTATATTGATCCCACGCGCCGATGTACCCAAATGTTGTCGTGTTGTTGGCTCCCGTTGCGGAGGCCAATATTTCGACTTCTTCTACTACCTGGTCTGATAGGTGCGCGAATTCAGGACTGTAGAAGTCGTATCGCGTTTCCTTGATCCACTCCCTGTCGACTCCCTGTTGGTATGCTGGTTCAGGCATGATTGACATGATTCCCATGAGGATTCCCCATTCTTGGACCCGGTACGGGCGTATCCCGTTTGCGCCGAAGGCGATTCCGTGTCCCTTCATAGTTCCCTGAGGAGTTGTCCCGTCTTCTGAGGTCTGTAACACCTCTGAAATTTGAATTGGTTGTGTTGTTGCGCCGAGCCATTCCGGTCTCTGAAGTCTCTCGTCGTTTGGCGCGGTTCCGTAGTGTGCCCGCAACCATTCGTACATTCTCGCTCCGGCCCGGTTGTTTCTTTCCAGGTATCTCTGTTGGGCAATCGCGAGTCGCATGTCTGCGATGTCGAAGGTGCTTGCTGAGCTGAGGTCCACGGTGTTGTTGTCCATTTCGGACTCGAGGATGTAGCCACCGAGTAGTGTGTTTCGTGTCCCGGCGTCGTAGGGCTGGTTGTTCGCGCTATCGTATTGCATGTTGGTTGCGTTGGAACTTGAGCCGTTCGGCCATCCGGTTGGTACGTTTCCTGACCAGTCTGCGCTCGTTGAGCCGCTGATACTTAGTGCCGGCGCTGTCCCTCTTTGTTGGTCAAGCAAGCTGGCGGTGAAATAATCTGCTTTGTAGTTCCTCTTTTTGACCGCGTAATTGGTTGTGTCGACCCCTCCTGTTAAGTCGATTGTGATTTCTGACTGCAGTTCCTGCGATCGGTAGAATTCGTTCCAGATCATGGAGTATGCCCTTGCTGGCATTGCGCTTGGCCTTCTGTCTGTCGGATCGATTCCGACCGGGAATGTCATGTAGTCCCATAGTGAGCGGGCCGTTTTTGTCGCTGGGTTCCAGGTCGGCCATGTGCCTGTTGACTGTGCTCCGTCGTCGCCTCCAGTTATGAACTGGTCCCAGTTGTCCGGATCTGTGCTGTCCCACAGTAGTCTGTACGGAGTGAAGAAGTAGTCCACTCTCAGGTTTAGCCGGTGCATGAGCGCCCCGGCTAGGGGCATCAGCCTACATAGCACGGCGTTGCCGATTCTCCATCTGTCTCCTGGAATTCCTTCCTTCATCATGATGGGGATGAGCATCCCCATATCCAGTGTGGTTTTGACGTCATAGCTTAGGTTGAAGGGGTTTTTCCCCGGCCTAGCCCTCTCGACTTGGTATATGCTGGCCATTGCCTTCCTCCTCAAATGCGTTGTCTAGGGTGACGGATACCCTTCTAGGGTAACCCGGTCCGTCTCGGCTGATTGTTCCTGAGATTCTGTTCCAGTCGCAGATATTGTATAGGCTGAATTCGTCGGAGTGGCCTTTGGCATACTCGTCCTGGGCGATTGTAAGGCCGAAGATTCGTATCGCATGCGCGTCGTTTCTCGCCAGAAAGGGCGGTTGAAATTCACACGCGACGTCATCTTTAATCGCGTATAGTTTCATTGATTCGTCTCCTTGCGTCTGTTGTTTTCGCTTTTTGGCGGTTAGACTCTCTCACCCAGGGGGAGATGTCGTCCGATTTGATTCCTCTGTTTCTGTATTCCTGTTCTACCTCCTCTGATTTTTCTATGGCTCGTTCGGCCAGTTGTTCGGTTGGTATTTCTAGGACTTTTAGGTAGTAGCGTGGGATTCCCACGTCCCTTCCGTTCATCTTGCAAGTGAGAGTCTTGCGTAGTCTTTCGGCGTTGTCTAGGGCGTATTGTCGTCCGAGCCCTTTTGATACTAGGAAGAATGGCGGATAACGGCCATCTTCCGTGAGGGCTGCCCATTTTCCGTCGATTTTTTTTGTTAGGTATCCGATGTTTGCCTTGAGTGTGTAACCGGCTACGTATCTGGCCGAGTCATAGGTGACGGTTCCAAAGGTGACGAAACCTTTGGGTTGCGCGTGGTCATCGCACCACGCATCCACTAGCGGTCCCCTATGTACGTCCCAACAGGTTCCGTTCCATTTTGTGTTGTATTTCGGAGTCCGTGCGCCTGGCGCGGCTCCGGAAGTCCTGGGCGAGTGGCCTAGTATGATTATGTGGTAGTGGGGTCTCCCGAGCTCTCCGTATTCCCCGCAAGCTAGGTACTTGAACGCACCTATCCGGCTTTTGAGTCTTCTGAGATAATTGCGCAGCTCTAGTTTCGATATTGACTCGTCGGCCGGTAGGTGCTCTTCGTTATAGCTGAGGCGGACAAAGGATGAGTGCTTGTGGTAACCCAGTTCATGGTAGATTCTGAGTCCCCACTCGCTCGCCCTTCGGATGCGGCAAGGGTTGCACTTGCCGCACGGTACGTACATCCCTCCTTCTGTTGGACTCCATTTCGTTAGTTTGATCGGATTGATACAGGTCATTGATCACCCATTCTGCTTGTGCCCACATTTCAAGGATTTTTTGTGGGTCGGTTTCCACCGGACCCACAGGATAGTAGTGCTTGCTGGCAAGGTCCCATAGTAGCCAGTCAAGCGTTTCTTGGTTCGGTTCACTAAGCAATAAGCCTAGAGCGATTCCGATAATTGTCAAATGCGTTTGACCTTGCCTTCTTTTTCGAGTCGGTCCAGGATCTCCTCTGCTGTTTCTGGTTCTACGTCCTGGTAAGCGTAGAGTACGAGCCATTCTATGAAGTTTGAACGGGTGCGGTGTACCTTTTTACACCTTTCATCGACTATAGCCAGTACTTCTTCGTCCATTCTGATACTGAATTGTGTTTTCATACTTCTAATGTAACCCATAGTGATTTATATGTCAATGCTTTTTTTCGCTGGCGATTAAAAAACCCCGGGTATCCTCCCGGGGTTTCGACAAGCGAAGCGCGTCAGTCTTTGGTATTACTAGATCCTGGTTCCCCCCCTTTGCATGAGTACTTTCCTGAAGCTCCGGCCTCTTTTCCGCCCTCTTCGTCCTCTCCTACGC